AGGTCAAACTCCACCTAAACCCGGAGAAGGCCTACCGTCACAAGTTTCATATAGTAAAACTAAAACTTCAACTGACGGTAAAGGCGGCGGTGGAACTGAGACTGCCGGGGTTCGTGTTGCAAAATTATTTCATGATGCACTGATTAACGGCAAAGATTTACAAAACTTAGAATTAGAAATTGTTGGAGATCCATATTTCTTGTTTACTAGTGGTCTAGGAAATTACACAGCCGCATCAAGTAACTATTCAAATTTAAATGCTGAAGGCACAGTTGATTATCAGTCAGGTGAAGTTGATTGTATTGTCAATTTTAGAACACCGATTGACATTAATCAACCAACCGGACTTTATGATTTTGGTAATACAGTAGCAGTTCAGCAGTTCAGCGGATTGTATAAATTAACAACTGTAAAGAATTCCTTTAAAGGCGGCCAGTTTACTCAAACATTAAATGGTTTTAGACGTTACGGCCAGGAAAATACTAAACCTGTTGAACCTGCAAAATTAATTACCACAACAGAAAATACTCCAACTCCGCCTGAAAGAACAGAAACACCAGTTGAGACTCAACAAGCAGCACAGCCGGCAGAAGAAGAACAAACATTTAGTCAAGCCTTTGCTGCTGCTCGTAAGAGAGCAGGCGGTGGCACAGGACAATTTACATGGCGCGGAAAACAATATCAGACTAACCTTAAAGGTGAACCTGCAATTCCTCCAAGCCAACAAAAGAAAGTATAATATAGGATAAACATGGCAGATAACGAAGAATCTCGTCAGTCGCAAGAAAGACCAGACCAAGACACAACAGGCTACCCGCAACTTGCAAGGGTAGTAGGCCACCTTGACAATACTTACAACGGTAAGATTCAAGTTGAAATTTTACGAACTTCTGGTAACACTATTAGCGAAAGCCAAGTGCAAACAGTTAAGATGGTAAGTCCTTTCTTTGGATTTACTAGCAAAGAATACTTGTCTGAAAATCCAGACTTTGGCGGCACACAAAAATCTTACGGCATGTGGATGGTTCCGCCGGATGTTGGATCTATTGTAGTTGTAATTTTTATTAATGGTAACTCTAAAGATGGTTACTGGTTAGGTGGTGTGCCAATGGGTGATATGAATTTTATGACACCCGGGCTTGCTGCAACTTCATTTAATATTGACGGAACCGCTGAACGTGTTCCTGTTGGTGAGTTTAATAAAAATCTTAATCCTGAACCTGGAACAGATACTACTCGTGTTCCTAAACCTGCACACCCGCTGGCAGCAAGATTAGATAATCAAGGATTATTAAAAGATGATATTCGAGGTATCACAAGTTCTAGTTCTCGTAGAGAAACACCTAGCATGGTGTTTGGAATTAGCACACCTGGACCTCTTGATAAACAAGACGGAGCACCCCGCGGGGCATTAGGCACTAAAGAATCTTCAGCTAATGTTCCAGTTAGCCGATTAGGCGGCACAACATTTGTCATGGATGACGGCGATGACAAATACATTCGTAAGACACGAGCAAAAGAAGGACCTCCCGAATACATCTCTGTTGAAGATGACGGTCCTGCCGGCGGTGATGTAACTATACCCCATAATGAGTTGTTCCGTATTAGAACTAGAACTGGACATCAAATTCTTATGCACAACAGCGAAGATTTGATCTATATTACTAACAGTCGCGGCACAGCATGGATTGAATTAACTAGCAACGGAAAGATTGACATTTATGCATTAGACAGCGTTAGTGTGTATTCAGAAAATGATATAAACTTAACAGCTAAACGTGATATTAATTTAACATCAGAAACAGGCAACATTAATTTAAATGCAAAAGTAGACTTTAAAGCAACTGCCGGTGCAAACTATGAAATTAAAGCGGGTGCTGATGGTAAACTAACAGTTGGCGGAACTAGCCATATTAATGCTGGAGCAGAGCATAGAGAAACTGCGGGAACAATTAACATGAATGGTCCTGGTGCCGCAGCAGCCGCAGCCGCACCTAAGGCAGCTAGGGTTCCACAAACAGAGCCTTGGAAACATCATGAGAATTTAGATCCGTTAGCGTATACGCCCGATAAAACTAAAGCAGGATCGGCAGAACCCCCAACGCCTAAGTATTTTGAAAAATACACTACTGCTAAAGATACATTTGACAGGCCACCTGCGCCTGCCACAGAAGAAGAACAACAGGAGGCAGGACAATAATGAGTTCAAACGCCAATTTATACAGTAAAGTTGTGCTAAAAGCACCACGACAAGAGTCTGCATTAGGTCCTAAAACTTACAAAGGTTTTAGCACTATTAATCCAGAAACAGAAAATTTTCATCTATTTGATCTTGAATTAATCAAGCAGGATATTATAAATCATTTTCATATCCGCCAGGGCGAACGTCTAATGAATCCGTCATTTGGCACAATTATTTGGGACGTTTTATTCGAGCCCTTAACTGATCAAGTTAAGAATTTAATTACGCAAAACGTAAACAATATCATGAATTCAGATCCTAGAGTAGTTGCTGATCAAATATCTGTAACACAATACGAAAGTGGAATTCAAATACAATGCCACTTGACATACCTGCCTTATAACGTCTCGCAGACTATGCAATTGAAGTTTGATCAAGCAAACGGTCTGCTTGCACAATAATGTATGTAGATAATTTTAACCAATAAATACAAGATATAGGATAAATCATGAGCGCAACAGATAGACAAAATAGGCTTCTTGTAGCAGAAGACTGGAAGAAAATTTATCAAACCTTCCGTAATGCGGACTTCCAAAGTTACGACTTTGAGAACTTACGCCGCACTATGATCAACTACCTGCGCCAGAATTATCCTGAAGATTTTAACGATTATATTGAGTCTAGCGAATACCTTGCCCTAATAGATATGATTGCATTCTTGGGCCAAAGCATAGCTTTCCGTGTTGATTTAAATGCTCGTGAAAACTTTTTAGAACTAGCAGAACGCCGTGAATCTGTCCTACGTCTAGCACGTATGTTAAGCTATAATGCAAAGCGTAATATTCCTGCTAACGGGCTTTTAAAATTTAGTGCAATTCAAACAACACAGACTATTTTAGATAGCAACGGCCGTAATCTAGCTAATCAAAACATTATTTGGAATGACCCTGCAAACTCATCTTGGTATGATCAATTTATTAGAGTTGTTAATGCAGCGATCCCCGCTGCTCGACAATTTGGTAACCCAGATGACAATGCAACAATCTACGGAATTCCTACTGAACAATACCGTTTTCAGTCAGTAAACACTGATATTCCAGTTTACTCTTTTAGTAAAACAGTTGACGGACGCTCAATGACATTTGAAATTGTCAGCACAAGTTTTGCAGGCGAAAGTTTCATTTACGAAGAAGCACCTAAGATTGGAAATCAACCTGCGTTTATCTATAGAGATGACGGAAAAGGGTATGCAAGTGCAAGCTCTGGCTTCTTTATGCACTTCCGCCAAGGAACGCTAAACACTGGATCTTTTGCAATTACACAGCCTAGCAGTAACGAGTCAGTTGACATTGATGCTACAAATATTAACAACGAAGACGTTTGGTTATATCGTTTAAATCAAGACGGATTAGAATCAGAAGAGTGGGTAAAAGTGCCTAGCTTTGAAGGCAACAACATTATCTATAATAGCTTAAACAAAAACATTCGTAATATCTACGGAGTTGTAACTCGCGCAGGTGATCGTGTTAGTTTAGTTTTTAGTGACGGAACTTTTGGTAACTTACCTCTTGGGACATTCCGTGCTTACTACAGAACAAGCAATGCTTTAACATATACAATTAATCCTAAAGACATGCGAGGAATTACAATTTCAATTCCTTACACATCTCATCTAGGACAAGTTGAAACTGTTACAATAACATTGACACTTCCTAGCTCAGTTGCAAATGCAACCGCAGCAGAATCAAACACTAGCATTAAGACTAATGCTCCTCAGAATTTTTATACACAAAATCGTATGATTACAGGTGAGGATTATAATATTAGTCCTTTATCTACTAGCCAAGAAGTTGCAAAAATTAAAGCAGTTAATAGAACTAGTTCTGGTATCAGCCGCTATTTTGATCTTGTAGATCCTACAGGAAAATATTCTAGCACAAACTTATATGCTGACGACGGTGTATTATATCAAGAGCAATATACAGATAAATTCCGTTTTAGTTATGTTACTAAAACAGACATTGAAGGTGTAATTTACAATAGTATTTTTGATATCTTAAAGCGTCCAAGTTTAAGAAATTACTATTACACAAAATTTTTAAAACTAGCAACATCTAGTTTAAACATTGCTTGGTTCAATAAAACAACCGATGCCGGTATGGCAACAGGTTATATTGGCGATGCCGATGCACCGACTGTTACTTACAAAGTTGGACAATATACTGCAACAGATTTAAAATATATTGAAGCGGGATCTTTAGTTAAGTTCTTAGCACCAACTGGATTCTATTTTGATACAAATAATAACAATGCTCTAGTAGCAGGAACGCCGTCTACACTAGGCGCAACCAACTACATCTGGGCAGAGGTTATTTCAGTTAGTGGCGACGGAACAGCTAACGGCACAGGTTTATTATCGACAGGATTTGGACCAATTAAATTAAACATTGTAATGCCATCAAGAGCAACAGTATCTCAAATTATTCCTAAGTGGAGAACTGTAATTTCTAGCTCAGTTATTACAACAATGATAGACCTTATTTTTGCTAATAAGCCATTTGGTCTACGTTATGAAACTACAACTAAAACGTGGCAAATTATATTTGAGTCTAACTTAGATTCTAAGAATGCTTTCAGTTTAGGCAAGCAAGGCGATGTTTCAAATCAGCAACTTGACTCAAGTTGGTTGCTATTATTCACTACTGACAACGAGTTTTATACTGTGACAAGTAGAGAACAACAATACATCTTTGAAAGCGACAAGCAAGTTAGATTCTATTTTGATAGCACAAATAAAATTTACGACAGCAAATCAAATGCTATTGTTAAAGACAACATTAAAGTTTTAAACATTAATACACTGCCTGCATCAACTAGTGCATACACTAATGA